GCGGCGATCGTGAAGGCGACCTGATATGCGCGCCGGAAACCTCGACCGCCTTATTGAGATCCAACGCCGCACGACAACCATCGGGCTTGGCGGCACAGTGGGGCAGACCTGGACCACGTTCGCCACCATGCGGGCGCAACTGCTTAAGAACGCCACCGACGACCGCGAGGACGCTCGCGGCCGCACTACCGACGCTGTGCTGACGTTTCGGATGTATTACTTCGCCAGCCTGAGCCTCAATGATCGGCTGCTCTATGAGGGCCAGCAATTCGAGATCAAGGGTATCAGCGAAATCGGCCGCCGCGTCGGAATGGACGTCACCTGCGAACGGGTTGGATTGTGATGCGCTCCGGCCACCTAAAAGTTCTGGTCTTGGATCCGATCGATAGCCTCATCGAAGTTCATGAGGCACAGCTGCAGTGTGCTGACGTTGTTCTGCCAAATCGGAACACCAACCCCTGCGCGGCTTTGAATAGGCACTCCGTTGACGGTTGCCGCTGCTTGGAAACGGCGCGTTTGAGCTGCCACCCCATTTACCATTCCGATCGCCTGGAGAAGGCGGCCACCGGTCTCGCCCATGAGATAAAGCTGATCTGTCTTGTCCATCAAAGTATCAGAGACGACGACCGGAATGTCGTAAATGGTCTTGTTTTGGATGCAGTCTTCAATCTCCCCTTTAAGGACAAGAATGTCCGGGAGAAGCAACAGTGCCAACCCTTGGGCGCGCAATCGTCGCTCGGTTGCTCTTTCCACTTCCTGGCGCCGCGCCGGAATAGTAGCGGCCAGATATACGACGACCATAGCGAGACCAGCGACGAACGCCTGGACCCAAGCGGCGAGTGCCGAGCTGTTATTCAAGTCCTTGAAATCGATCGTTACAATCGGCCCCCAAAGTCCAAGCCAGACTGTAAGGACGACCGCAAACAGCAGAAAGGAAATCGCGAAAAAATCGTAGCGTTGGTTCATGTTCCCAAGTTGCCGCCAGCGTCGACGTTTGTCGAGAGGGTTGCGGCATGAAAGGCCGCAAACCTGAGCTTGCCGCCGACGCCAACGCGCTCGATGCCGCGACCAAGGCGCCGGCATGGCTGAGCAAGCACGCTAAGGCCGAATGGCGCCGTGTTATGCCGGAGCTTGCCAAGCGTCGCATTCTCACGATCGCTGATCTGGGCTCGCTGGAGAGCTATTGCGTAGCCATGGGCAGGGTCCGGCAGTTGGAAGCGCTGTTGCGCAGCGAGATCGACCTGAAACTGCTCCGCGCCCAGGACAAGAGCATGGTGACGGCCCGCCAGCTTGCCGCTGAGTTGGGGCTTACGCCGGTCTCGCGCTCGCGGCCGGCTGTCCGCGACAATGACAACGAAGGCGACGATGACAACCCGCTCGCCCTCTAAGGACACCTATCCGCACTGGATCCACGACGACACGCCCATTCCCGACCCGTTCGGGTATGGCGAGCGCGCCGTCGAATTCCTGCGACGCCTGAAGCATCCCAAGTCGACCTTGCCCAGGAAGCAATTCCAGCTCGACCCGTGGCAGGAGCGCATTGTCCGTGCGATCTATGGGCCGCGCGACGACGCGGGCAACCGTATCATCTCGCGCGTCGTCATTCTGATCGCCAAAGGGAACAGGAAAACGTCCCTCTCGGCAGCTTTGGCGCTACTTCACACCATCGGCCCGGAACGTGTCTCCGGCGGCGAAGTGATCTTTGCCGCCAGCGATCGAAAACAGGCTGGTATCGCCTTCAAAGAAGCACGCAGCATCATCAAGGCAGACCCAAAACACCTTGTTCCGGTGACAAAGGTCTATGACGCCTTCAACAGCGCTAAGAAGATCAGCTATCCGCGCGACGGCACCGAGTTGGAAGTGATCTCCTCCGACGCGCCGTCCCAAGATGGGCGGACGCCTTCATTCGTGCTCGCTGACGAAATTCACGTCTGGCGAGGAACCTCGCTTTGGACCGTGCTGGCCAACGGCCTGGATAAGATCGACAACAGCTTGCTTGTGATCGCCACTACGGCCGGTCGGGGGCAGGACAACATTGCCTATGAGGTAATCGAGCGCGCCCGCAAGATCGCGCGCGGCGAGATTGTTGATCCTACGTGGCTGCCGGTGCTGCTCGAGTCTCCGGCAAACGTTGATTATACCAGCGAGGAAGCTTGGCGCCGCGTGAATCCCGGCAGCACACATGGGTATCCATCGCTTGCCGGCTTTCGGCGGCATGTTGCGAACGCGAAGGATAGTCCGACCGAACGCGACAGCCTTTTGCAATTCAAGCTCAACGTCTGGCTCGACCATTCGACCTCACCCTTTGTGGACATGGCGACCTATGACAAGGGTGCGGCGCCGATCGACTATGCGGCCCTTCGCGGTGCGCCGTGCTGGGTTGGCGTCGATATGAGCCGATCAACCGACCTCACTGCCGTAGTAGCGTGCTTCAGAGACGGTAAGAGCTACACCGTGTTGCCGCACTTCTTTTGCCCTGAGGAGAATATTCGACGACGTGGCGACGTTGACGGCGTGAACTATGTGCAATGGGCCAAAGATGGCTTCATGACGGCGACGCCCGGAAACATCATCGACGACAGCATGGTCGAAACCTATATCCGGGGTCTCGCCGAACGATTTGACGTGCGCGAGATCGCGTTCGATCAAACCTATGCTCAAGCCGTAATGCGTCCGCTCGCGAATGACGGTTTCGGCGATCGTGTCATCGCGATACCGCAGCGCTTTGAGTTTCAATCTCCAGCGCTGAATATCCTCGAAGCGGCCATCGTGAGTGGAGAGTTTCATCACGGCGGACATCCGGTCTTACGTTGGAATTTTTCGAATATTTCGATCCATGCCGACGGCAACAACAATCGACGAATCCACAAGAGCAAGTCCACCGATCGCATAGACGGGGCGGCGGCAACATGGATGGCCGTTTCGCGCGCCGCTGCCGGCGAAAGCAACCGCTCGCTCTATGACCTTCCCAATGCTGTTGAGCTTCTTTCGTGGTGACCGATGGCTGACGATCTCGAAACTTACCTGCAGTCGCTGCCGGACAAGCTGACTGAGCAGATATCCGACGTTCTACGTGAGCAGGCCTTCCGGCTATCCGACGCCCAGCGCGAAGCATTGCGCGTCCTTGAGGAGTCGCCGGAGTCGGGCGCCCTGGAGGCGTCCTGCACTGTCGCTCCCGGCGCGAGCCCATTGGAATACATCGTTCAAGCGGGCGGCGACATGACCACGAAGGAAGTCCGCGGCGGATCCGGTGTCGCCTATGACTACAGCGAAGCTTTTGAATTTGGCACGTCGCACCAACCAGCTCGGCCGTTCTTCTGGCCGACTTACCGCGCGATGAAAGATGACATCCAGCAAGCAATCAATGATGCAGTTAGTGAGGCCCTGAAGTGACTGAAATCGACCCGTGCGCCCGAACGATCACCTGGGGCGAACAAACCCATAGCTTGAACCTGAATCATCCCTGGGTCCGCCGCGTCCTGAGCTATCGCGGCATCAATGGGAAGCCGGCTGCGTCGCTCTTGCTGGGTTTCGAGACTGGCGCCTATTCAATCGAGGATATCGAACGCCTCCTGGAACTCGGCCTGATCGGTTCCGGCATGCCCGAACGCGACGCCGACAAGCTTCTAGATCAGCACGTCCGAGGCAAGCCCGTCGCGGCCAATGCGGCCGTCGCCGCCGATCTTCTGATGGCCCTTTACGTAGGAAAGCCCGATGACGCCCGATCTTAATATCCCCCTCAAGGTCACCGGGTTCGACACCTTCAAGAGCCAGATGAACGAAACCTCTGTGCTCGCCGCGAATGCAGCGCGTGCGGTCACGGCGCAAACGATCAAAATGTCTGCCGGGTTTCTCGCTTCGCAGGGCGCGGCTGGCGCTGCCACGCTCGCATTTGGGCGGCTATTGACGGTCCTCCGGCCGATCGCTCTTGGCGTTACTGCCGTCGTGGACACATTCGAGTTCCTGAAAAAGAGCGTTGAGCTTGCCGGCCAGCAAATCGAGGCCTTCAACGCCATCGCGACAAAGGCCGGCGCCAGTGGCGTCGGAACCGACTTCTTTCAGCGCTTCACCAAGAGCGCACCCAATGCCGTGCTGTCGATCGATCAGGTCACCGAGGCCCTGCAAAACTTCAATAGGGCCTCGACCGAACGGCTGGGCGGTAGCGAGCTGCAACAGCGCATTGATGAACTTGTGAAGGCCGAAAACTTCGCCGGCAACGACGGGGTTGGGCAGTTTGCGCGAGCGACAAACACCGAGTCGAGGCTTCGCGCAATCGTCGCGCTGATCGATCAGGCGATGCAGAAGGGCGAGCGGCTTGCTGCCCTCGACATCGCCGGCAAGGCATTCGGCGAGCCCGTCGCGGCGGCGCTACGCGCCAACAACGGTTATCTGGATCAGATGCTCCAGAAGGCCGACGCCATGTCCAAGTCTGAGATCGTCAGCCAAGAGGATATCGGCCGCGCCATCCAGCTACGCGACCGCATGGACGAGGCGCAAAAAATCTTCGCCGAAAAGTGGGTGCCAATTCAGAAGGACATGGCGCAGCTCGGCATCAATTTCAAAGATAACTGGGTCTCCGTGGTCGAGACCTTCGCCGAGCTCGTCGGATTGGCTGACAAGCTCTACGGCCTGCTTAAGCAGATTCCCGACGCCTTCACCGCCCTGGGTAGTTCGTCGATCTGGACTCGCATGACCGAGATGACCGGCGCGCTGGGGCTGAATTCGGACCCGGCTTCGCTCGGCATCGAGACCGGCATTGATGCGCAGCGCCTGGACGGCACTAACAGGCTGCGGGCGGCCATGATGAATCCGGCCAACATGCAGCGCGCTATGCAGGAGGCGACCAACGTCCAATCCGGTGTTCGCCGCGATACGTCGAAAGCGCCGGGCGCCCCCCCGACGACCAACCAGGACGACAAGGTCGATTCCGCAATCAACTCGTTGCGCCGGCACACCCAGCAAATGGAAGCCGACACCAAGGCGGTCGGCCTGGGCGAGGCTGCGCTCGCCCGTTTTCGTGCGGAGGCCCAGGAAACGGCCGCCGTGCAGGCGAACGGCGGCAAAGAGACCGCCGACCAAGCGGCCAAGTTTAAGGAGCTACAGAACCGCGAGGCTGATGCGGCGGACGCACTGGCAAAGGCCAAGGTTCAATCGCAGATCGATTTCAGCCGACAAACCGCGCTGATGTCCCCGGAGGACGTGCAAATCGCCCAGGAGCTTCGCGGCATCTATGGAAATGACGTGCCGCGCGCGCTGGCTTCCACCGAGGCGGCGGCAATCCGGGTGAACAACTCCTTGAAGGGCCTCGGTGACTCGTTCTCCAACAGCTTGAACGGCCCGCTCACCGATTTCGAGGTGGGCACCAAGACCGCGACTCAGTCGCTGCAATCATTCGCGTCCAGCTTTGGGCGGTCTCTTTTGCAGATGGCGAACCAAGCTTTGATCATCAAGCCGCTGCTCAGCGGCATCGGCGGGATGTTCGGTCTGGGTTCTGGATCCGCGCCAGTCATGTCCTCCGGCCTGGGCGCCGGCACGGGCGGCTTGAGCTTTCCCATGTTCGCCGATGGTGGCGAGGTGACCGGCCAAGGCGGCCCCCGTGATGATCGCGTGCTCGCCCGCGTCTCGCCCGGGGAC